TGATGCAATTACATCTGTAACTGGTATTATTCCATTTGACCAATCTGGTTCTTCAGTTAATATGTTTGATTTGAGATATCAATTAAGATTACATGACCTCTATGACTTTACTTCCGTGTCTTATGTTTCATATGAAATCACAATGCAACATATTCGCACATTGAACTTATTGTTCTCTGGCACACCACAGTTTAGATTTAATAAACATCAAAATAGACTATTCTTAGATATTGATTGGTCAAGAGATTTACAAGTTGGTGAGTATGTTGTTGTTGAGTGTTACAGAAAACTGCAACCAGATACAATCACAATAACTGGCACAGTAACGGGCAATACTTCTGCAAACACTTTAATTGGTACAGGCACAATATTTGACCAAGAACTATTAGAGAATGATATTATTCTATTGTCTTCTGGTGCAGAATATCAAGTGCAAAGAATTAAATCACCAACTGAATTAACAGTTAGTGCAAACAATCTTGTTGCAAATGTAACTTCAGTTTCAATAACTAAGACTGGCATTTCAGATGTTTGGAGTGATAGATTTTTAAAGGCTTATGCTACTGCAAAGATTAAACAGCAGTGGGGTAACAATTTGAAAAAGTTTGGCGGAATACAATTACCTGGCGGTGTTACTTTGAATGGCAAAGAAGTTTATGATGAGGCAACCGAAGAACTTGCTAAGATGGAAGAAGACATGTATCAAATGGGTAGCCTGCCAAGTGAGATATTTACAGGCTAAACAATGCCAACAAATTTATATTTTAATAACTTTCCAAATGACCAAGTTACTAGTGAACAACTACTAGTAGAAGATTTGGTGATAGAAGCTATGCAAATTCATGGCATGGATGTTTATTACATGCCAAGAAGTTCTGGTGACTCTGTTGATATGTTGTATGGTGAAGATACTCTAAAACGATATACTGTTGCGTATCCAATTGAAATGTACCTTGAGAATGTCACTGGCATGGATGGTGAAGGTGATTTCATGTCTAAGTTTGGACTTGAGATTAGAGATGAACTTGGATTATTAGTTTCTCGTAAAAGATTTAGATATGCAACTGGTGCATCAAATTTAATTAGGCCAAGAGAGGGTGATTTAATTTATATACCTCTAATTCAAAACTTTTTTGAAATTACATTTGTAGAACACGAAAACAATCAAGCGATGTTTTATACATTGGGCAGAGGTCGTGGTGGTAATGTATATGTGTATGCATTGAAGATGAAACAGTTTGTATTCTCTGAAGAATATATTGTTACTGGTAATGATGAGATTGATGGCCAAATCAGAGATTCATATAAGAGAGAAAGAATCACGATGGCATCTGGTGGTACAGGAACATATGTACAGGATGAAATTGTTTATCAAGGTGTTAGTCTTGCAACTGCAAACGCAAAGGCAACTGTTTACTCTTGGACTAGCACAACAAGAAACTTAGATATAATAAGAGTGATGGGCACCTTTGCAAATAATACAATGTCAATTGGTGCAACATCAAATGCAAGATTTATATCCGCAACTGTGCCTAATGATACAGTATTTGATAATAGTGCATTTGAAGATATTACAGATAATACATTAATCGAAACAGAATCAGATGCAATCATTGATTTCTCTGAACACAATCCATTCGGTGAAGCATAATGCTAGGTAATGACCACTTTTATAATCGCACTATTCGCAAAGTAGTTGTTGCGTTTGGTACAATGTTCAATGATATTCACCTTGTTAGATACAACAAGGCAGGCACAACTTCATATGAAAAATTTAAAGTGCCTCTTAACTATGGTGCAAAAGAAAAATACATCACCAGAATAACTTCTGATCCAACATTAACAAAATCTATTGCAACATCTGTTCCTAGAATGTCATTTGATATGACCGGAATGTCATATGATACTGCTAGAAAATTACCATCTACAGTAAGAAATTTTGCAGCTAATACTGCAACAACTGTTAAGACACAGTTTGTTCCTGTGCCATATGATTTTACATTTTCATTATCAATCTATGTTAGAAATACAGAAGACGGCACACAAATATTAGAACAAATTTTGCCATTTTTTACACCAGATTTTAATGTAACAATTAATTTTATTCCTTCTATGGGTAAAAAATATGACATGCCTGTAATTCTTAATTCTGTGAATACATCCACAGAGTATGAAGGTGATATGATGAGTACACGATTGATAACTTGGGATTTAGAATTTACTGCAAAGGCATATATTTGGCCACCAGTAATAGCCGCTGAAGTTATTAGACAAGCAAATACAAGCATTTACTTAGAAACAAGAAGCAAAGATGCACAGAAAGTTTTTGTAAACTATGCAAATGGTGTTGGTTACTTTGCATCAAATGAAATTGTAAGAGTATCAGATAAAAACATTTTTGGTGAAGTTCTGTATTTTAGTAACAATGCTGTTGGTGTTGCTAATACGGCAACTCTTGTCGTTGGATACTTAAATGATTATCTAAGTGCAAATGATGTTCTTGTTGGTGATAGAAGTAATGCAACATATACAATTACTTCTATAGATACGAATCCATTAAAATCGTTATTAATCGTTACTACAACAAATCCAAATAATGCTGATCCGGATGATGAGTTTGGATTCTCAGAGACAGTAACAAATTTTCCTAATATAATATGAATAAATTGAATCAAAAATTATCTGAAGTTCTTGATGTAGAACCAATTCAGTTTGAAACTTTGCCTGCGGTTGTAAAAACTCCAGTTGAAGATGATGCGGAATTTGCGAGACAAAATATCAGAGAACTAATTACAAAAGGTAATGTTGCAATGGACAATCTTTTGCATGTTGCCAAAGAATCAGAGCATCCAAGAGCATATGAAGTTGCCGCAGGATTGATTAAAAATCTATCGGACTTAAATAAAGATTTACTTGAAGTACAAAAAAGAAAAAGAGACTTAACAGGCGAATCACAAAGCGCAAAAAACATAAATGTAGATAAGGCAGTTTTTGTTGGTTCTACAACAGAATTAGTGAAGTTTTTGAAGAACAAGGATAAGTATGGAACAATTAATTGAACAACTTAAAGTAATTTTAGGTACAAATTTTGCTTTGTATCTAAAATCACACAACTATCATTGGAACATTGAAGGTTCAGATTTTCCTCAGTATCATGATTTTCTAAACACATTTTATACTGAAGTTTTTGCTCAAAATGATCCTATTGCAGAACATATTCGATACTTAGATTCATATGCACCTGGTTCATTTTCAAGATTCTTAGAACTATCGGCTGTTGAAGAAGCAACAACTGTGCCAGATGCAAATACAATGTTTATTACATTGAAAACCGATAACGACAAATACATCATGCAATTGAGAGCGGGTATTGTTTTGGCAGAACAAGCAGATGAACCTGCTCTTGGTAACTTTTTACAAGAACTTCTTGGCGCCCATCAGAAGAAAGCTTGGATGCTAAGAAGTATTACAAAATAAAATGTCAGATTTAGGTGGCGGTTATAATGGTAATGCGAGTCTAAAACGGTTAGGGGTAGAAATATCCTATACCGAAGAACAAGTTGCAGAGATTGTAAAGTGTTCTGAAGATCCAATTTACTTCATTAGAAATTATGTAAAAATTGTCAATGTGGATAAAGGTCTTATTCCGTTTGACATGTGGCCATTCCAAGAGGATATGGTCAATACTTTTCATAATAATAGATTCTGTATTGCTAAGATGCCTCGACAGGTTGGTAAAACAACCACAACTGTGGGTTATATGTTATGGTCAGTATTGTTTAATATTGATTACAAGGTTGCAATCTTAGCAAATAAGGGTTCATTAGCAAGAGAGATTCTAGGTAGAATTCAATATGCATATGAGTATCTGCCTTTGTGGTTACAACAAGGTATTAAAACTTGGAACAAAGGTAACATTGAACTAGAAAATGGTTCAATGATTTGGGCATATGCGACTTCTGCATCAGGTGTTCGTGGAGGTACTTACAACCTAGTTTTCTTGGATGAATTTGCTTTCGTTCAACATAACATGGCGCAAGATTTCTTTACTTCTACTTACCCTGTTATCTCTTCTGGTAAGACTACGAAAGTTATTATTGTTTCGACCCCTAATGGTCTGAACATGTTCTATAAGATGTGGGTGGATGCGATTGAGGGTAGGTCTACTTACAAAACACTTGAAGTGCATTGGTCTCAAGTTCCAGGCAGAGATGAA